AAAACAACATCGCAAAATGCCCATTATTTGGCGTTGGTGTTGATACGGTTAAGGATTTGATGTTTGCCAGGTTGAAAAAGCAAGAGCCAGGCGCTGGATATGTTCATTTTGCCGAGACTTTGCCGGATGAATACTTCAGGCAGTTAACTGCTGAAAAGGCCGTCATACGTTATTACAGAGGCTTTAAAAGGCGAATGTACCAAAAGATCAGGCCAAGGAATGAGGCTTTAGATTGCATGGTGTACGGAATAGCCGCATATGCTATACTGGGAGTTAATGTCAAGGCGCTTTCTGACCGGATTGATAAAAATGCAGAGCCAGATAAAATAAAAAGCCAAGATTTAAACACAAAAAATCGACCGCCAATTTACGAAAAAGCGATTGGCGGCTTTGCTAACTCATGGCGATGACACATGGCAAATCTATTTGACGCAATAAGTTCTCCTGAAGGAGAGCCTTCTGAGTTGGTTGTTGGCGACTTCATTCAGTGGAAGCGTTCAGACCTTTCAGAAGATTATCCTACATTAAGCGGATATACCGCCGAATATGTCGCAAGAATAACTGCTGGCGGGTCATCTGAGATCAAAATCCATCAGTCTGTTTCATCAACAAATGATTATTACCTTTTTAGTGTATCAAGCGACACAAGCGCCACTTTTTTGCCAGGCTCTTATCACTGGCAGCTAGAAATTACGCAAACATCGTCAAGCAATAGAATTGTCGTTGATTCTGGCGACTTCTTTATTGTTGCAGACTTAGACAATAACCAGGCAGACCCAAGAATTCATGCTGAGATAATGGTTGATAAGATTGAAACCATTTTGCAGGGCAAAGCTGACTCAGATGTTGCCAGCTATTCGGTCGCTGGTCGATCTTTGACCAAACTGTCTTTTCAGGAATTGCTTGACGCCCGAGAATATTACAAGCGCGAAGTCAATAACCACAAAAACAAAGAGCTTTTGAAGCGCGGCAAGAGCGGCGGAGCAACGATCAAGGTGAGGTTTTAAATGGCTATTTTTGACTTCTTTAAATCAAAGCCAAAATCAGAGCCAAAAATCTTCAAAAGAGCTTATAGTGCCGCAAATACTGGGCGACTTTTTGCCGACTTTAATAGCTCAGAAAGATCTGCCGATTCTGAATTATCCACAGTTTTAACCATAATCAGAGCTAGATCTCGCGATTTGGCCAGAAATAACGCATATATGCGCCGCTATTTGCAGCTTTTGCAGTCTAACGTGGTGGGCAAGAAAGGCGTTTCATACCAGTCAAAGGCGCTTGCTGCTGGCGGAACTTTGGACATGCTTGGCAATCAAGCAGTCGAAAATGCGTTCAATGCCTGGGGAAAAAAAGGAAATTGTACGGTTGACGGCTCTTTGTCGTTCGTTGACGCTCAAAAGTTGGTTATGGAGGGGTTGGCAAGAGATGGCGAGGTGTTTGTTATCAAGCACAGAGGCGGATCTTTTCAAGACTCGTTCGCGTTAGAATTTATTGAGCCTGACCAAGTTGATGAAAAGCTCAATCAAAAGTCTGCAAACGGCAATGATATTCGGATGGGAATTGAGATAGATAATTTTAGAAGGCCGGTTGCGTATCATTTACTGACCTATCATCCTGGCGACTTTGAGCATACATCGATCAGCAAGTCAAAAAAGCATATTAGAATAACCGCCGACAAAGTTATTCATATTTACATGCGCCGTAGGGCCGGACAGACTCGAGGCGAGCCATGGGCGGCATCTGCAATTACTTCGATAAAACAATTGGACGGATGGAGAGAAGCATCAATTGTTGCAGCGCGAGTTGGTGCCAGCAAAATGGGATTTTTCACATCACCAGCCGGAGATGGTTTTGTTGCGGATGATTTAGATGGCAACGTGCCAATAATGGACGCCCAGCCTGGATCAATGCACCAGCTTCCTGCCGGTGTAGATTTTAAAAGTTTTGACCCGCAGTATCCTACAAGCGAGTTTGATTCGTTCCACAAAGCCGTACTGAAAGGCATAGCATCTGGGCTTGGCATATCATACACGGCGCTGGCAAACGATCTTGAGGCGACCAGCTATAGCTCAATCAGGCAAGGCGCACTTGATGAGCGAGACTTTTATTCAAACATTCAAGAATTTTTAATTGAGCATTTTATTCGGCCAGTTTTTGAAGCCTGGCTTGAATCGTCGATGGAGATGGATTCGTTTGGAATACCAGTTAGGCAATATCAAAAGTTTGCTAACGCTGCTGAGTTTCGCGGAAGGTCTTGGAACTGGGTGGACCCACAAAAAGAAATGACAGCGGCAATAACTGGCTTGCAAGCTGGTATATTGTCGCTATCAGATGTTGCGGCAAATTACGGCAAAGATTCTGAAGAACTGTTGAGCCAAATTGCTAGAGATAGGGCGCTTATGCAGCAGTTTGGGATTTCATATGGTCTTGAACCATATGGCGTTCAAAAAATGCCAGAGGCTGCGGACGAAAATGATGATTAAATTTTTTAATTTAATAGCAAGAACCATTGTCACCATTATAACTATGGTCGGTATCTTTTTAATAGCGATTGCAATTTTTATACTTTTGCTGCCAGATCTTTTTGTTTCAAAAAAACAATTAAAATCAACGGCTTACAAAGACAAGCCGTTATCTGAAAATGTTGTTTTTCCGATTCATTAATTCATTGCATTGATATCGTGATATTGTGATAAAATTTAAGATAGAGATTGAGGAAAAACCAATGGAAGAACAACAAGTTACAGAAGAAGTGGTTGAGGCAACTATCGAAGAAGCGGTGTTAGAAGAAGATCGCAAAGATGTTGCAGCAATTGAGCATCGAGCAATGGCGCTGGACGATAAAGCCATTGACGAAGACGCTCGCACTGTAAGAATGTCGATCAGCTCAGAATACCCAGTCCAAAGATCGTTTGGCATGGAGGTGCTAGAGCATTCTTCTGACGCAATAGATTTGTCATTTTTAAATTCTGGTCGGGCACCGTTATTACTCGACCATGATCCCGAAAAGCAAGTAGGGATAATTGAATCTGTAGAACTTGATGGCTCGGCGCGGCGACTCCGTGCGACAGCTCGCTTTGGAAAAAGCCAGCTTGCCAGCGAAGCACTACAAGATGTGGCCGATGGCATTAAGCAGAATATCTCAATCGGATATTCTATCGGCAAACTTGAGCGCAAAGACAAAGACACATTTGTGGCGAAGTCTTGGAAGCCAATGGAAGCATCGCTGGTATCGATTCCCGCTGACCAATCGACCTTGGTAGGCGTGGGGCGTTCTTGCGAGTCTTCACCTGAACCCGTGATAAAAACTGACTCAAAAAAGGTGAGAATTATGTCAGAACAAAACTTTGATATCGCGGCAGTCGAGGCAGAAGCCCGCAAAGCCGCACAACGTAACGCCGCTCAAATCGTCGAGCTTGGCGCACGACACAACAAATCTGATCTGGCTCATAAAGCTATTTCAGAAGGCCTCAGCATCGAAGAATTTCGAGGCGAATTGCTCGAAGTTATCGGTTCTAAGAAAGCACTGGAAAGCCAAGATGCTGGCATGAGCAAGAAAGAGATCAAGCGATTCTCAATCATGCGAGCTGTCAATGCTTTGGCCAATCCTACTGATCGTCGCGCTCAAGAAGCCGCTGCATTTGAATTTGAATGCTCACGCGCTGCTGCTGAAGCCTATGGTCGAACGGCTCAGGGCATCCTGTTGCCTGCTGAAGTTCTGCGTAACTGGAAGCGTGATCTGAACAGCGTTGATGACTCAGCATTGTTCTCTGACGATTTCCGTGGCGGTGATTTTATTGATGTACTGCGAAACAGCTCATCTGTAATGCAAGCCGGTGCGCGTATGCTGACTGGTCTTTCTGGCGATGTAAAAATCCCACGCAAGAATGCTGGTGCCGCTGCTAGCTGGATAAGCACAGAAGGTGGAGCTGCCGCAGAGTCAGAAATGAGTGTCGGTTCTGTTAGTCTTCAGCCTCGTACGCTGGGCGCATACACTGATGCGTCACGCCAGCTTTTAATCCAAAGCTCTTTGGATGTAGAAGCTCTGATCCGCGATGATCTTGCACAGGCTCTTGCTGTTGCAATCGACAAAGCTGGTCTGGAAGGCACGGGTGCAAGTGGCCAGCCTACTGGTATCTTGAATACTTCTGGTGTTAACACCGTTGCTAACTTCGCAGCGGCAAATCCGACTTTCGCTGAAGTGGTTGGCCTTGAAACTGCCGTGGCAGAGGACAATGCACTGCTTGGCAGTCTGTCGTATATTATGCCAGCCTCAATGTACGGCGCACTGAAGACTGTTGAGAAAGCCTCCAACACCGCACAATTTGTTGTGGAGCCAGGCGGCACTATGAACGGTTACCGAGCTATTGTTTCCAACCAGGCTACCTCTGGAAATCTTTATTTCGGCAACTTCAACGACCTTCTAATCGGCATGTTTGGCGGTTTGGACATAGTTGTAGATCCATACACCAACAGCACTTCTGGCACGATCCGAATTGTAGCTCTGCAATCAGTAGATGCAGCAGTTCGTCGCGCAGTCAGCTTTGCCTATGGTAACGATGGCGTCTAAATAAGTGAGGGGGGGCGAAAGCTCCCCCAATCTTAGGTAAAAAAATATGAGATATGAAGTTTTAAAAGGTTGCGTGATTGCTGGCCAAGGTCGCAAGGTTGGCGATATTGTTGAGCTTGATGCTGGGCAAGCAAAAGAATTAATGGCCATTGGTCGTATAATTTCGACCGGCCAAGAAGAAGTAATTGTTGATCGTTCAGTCGGGCTTACAGAGCAGACAAAGCTAAAAAAACGAAAATCAAAAAAGGCTGAATAATGGCTGTTGAAACGGCAGGCGATAGGGCTTTGATGCTCGCTGACTTTGGAACGGCGGCAATTTATACGCCAGTAGGAGGCTCGGCATCAACGATCACCGTTATTTTTGACAACGAGTTTTTGCCAGTTGAAACTGGTGGTGGCGTAGCTTTTGCGATGCAGCAGCCTAAATGCTTGGCAAGGACGGCTGATCTTGTTGGGGCAGTTGAGAATGCCAGTTTAACCATTGGCGCGATTGCTTACATTATTAGAGTAGTAATGGCTGATGGCACTGGCATGACTGAATTGATGTTAGAGCGCCAATAACGTGGCACATATACGCAAACTTATTCGAGACAACATTGCCAGCACATTGACCGGATTGACCACGACCGGAGCAAATGTTTTTCAGACTCGAGTTTACCCAATATCTGCTGGGAGTTTGCCAGGCATTGCCATTTACACCAAATCTGAAACGTCAGATTTTATAACAATGACTCGGCCACGAATTGTGAGCAGGGTTTTAACCGTTAGCATAGAAGCCTACATTCAAGGCACAAGCGGTTATGACAATTTGCTTGATACCGTAGCCAAAGAAATTGAAGTGGCTTTGAGCGCCGACCAGACTCGCGGTGGTTATGCAAAAGATACCAGGTTAATAGGTTTTGAGGCTGAATTTAGTGGAGACCCAGATCAGCCAGTTGCATATGCCACATTAACCGTTGAGGTCGAATATGTTACAATTGAGGGCAATCCAGAGGTTGCAGCATGATTGAGATGATACATGGCGAGACTTTGATTAAAGTTGTGCCGGATAAAGTGCCAGAAATGTTGCAAAAAGGCTGGCAAATTAAAAAAGAGACCGGCTACTCTGAGCCGGAATTTAAGCAAGAAGATAGTTCCGAGGAGGAATAAAAAATGGCAGTACACAAGGGCTCAGAGGGAACGGTTAAGGTCGGCGCTAATGCAGTTGCTGGCATTCGGTCGTTTTCAATTGAAGAATCTGCCGATACGTTGGAAACAACGGTAATGGGCAACACCGCCAGAACTTATTTGACAAGCCTGACCTCTTGGTCTGGATCTGTCGATGTTTACTGGGACGAGGCTGACACGACTGGACAAGGCGCTTTAACTAACGGCGCTCAAGTTACTCTGAATGTCTACCCAGAAGGTGATACGGCAGCAGATACTTATTACACTGGTAGCGCAATCGTTACTGGAGTAAGTGTCAGCAGCTCTTTTGATGGGATGATTGAAGCATCTATCAGCGTTCAAGGCACAGGCGCGTTAACTCAGGCGACAGTATAAGAATGAGCATTCTGGAGAAAGCAAAGCAACATTATCAAACTAAGTTGCACGCAGAACCAAGAAAAATCAACATTCCAGAATGGGATACTGTCGCTTATATCAAGCCTGGGATGAACCTATCCCAACTTGGCGAGATTATGGAGTTAAGCCAGTCAGGGAAGACTGCTGAAGCCATGGCTTTGACTATGATCTTTCGATTGATTGATGAAGAAGGCAGGCCGTTATTTAAAAAACACGACAGAGTTGAACTTATGAAGTCGGTAGATCCTGACGTGTTGGCTAAAATTGTCGGCGAAATCAATTCAAATGATCCGTCAGAGGATGATGCCGAGGGAAACTAAGAGCCGACCATGATCTGCAATTTCGCTATTATTTGGCGGAAATGCTTGGGAAAACGGTCGGCGAAATCAATCGAATGGACGTTCGGGAATATTTTGGCTGGATCGCGTGGGTAAAAATTAAAGGCGAAAAAAATGGCCAGACAAGACGTTAAATTTGACATAGTTGCTCAAAACCGAACGCAAAAAGCGTTTGGCAGTGTTCAAAATAGCTTAAAAAGTTTGAGAACCGGCGTAGCTTCAACAGCTTTAAGTTTTGCCAAAATAGGCGCGACTGCCGCATCAGCGGCAGCAGTCGGCGCTGCTGCATTTATAAAAATGCGGATGGACGCTGTTGATAATCTGGCAAAGACAGCCGACAAACTCGGCGTGACCACTGAGGCCATTGCTGGCTTTCGTCATGCTGCCGATTTGTCGGGCGTTTCAGCAGAGGCTTTCGATAAAGCCCTGCAAGGCATGGGCGTTCAGATCCAGAATGCTGCCAAAGGAACAGGCTTGGCTGTTCGCGCCTTAGATGACCTTGGTCTTAATGCTCTTGCATTGTCAAAATTACCTCTTGATCAGCAGATGATGCAAGTTGCTGATGCCATGCAAAATGTCGAAAGCAAGACAGAGCGCGTCAGAATCGCTTATGAGCTATTCGGCGCTCGAGGCGTTAGCGTTCTGAACATAATGAACGATGGCGCAGAGGGACTCAGGGAGATGGCCAAAGAAGCAGACATGCTTGGCATTTCCATGAATCGCGTAGATCTTGCCATGATTGAAGAGGCCAACGATCAAATCTCAAGAGCGCAAACCGTCTTTGCCGGTTTTGGGAACCAGATCAGTGTTGCTTTATCTCCAGTAATTGCTGAACTTGCTGGCAACTTTTATCAAACAGCGCTTGATGCTAATGAGACAGGCAACGTGGGTCAAAGAGTTGCAAGGGCGTTGGTAAAAGGTTTTGGTTTTTTTGCTGATGGACTTTTTAGGATTAAAATTCTTATCAAAGGTATCCAGTTAGTTTTTTACAAACTTGGCGAAGTTGCAATAAAAGTTTTTGCCAAAATTCTTGAGGTTGTTGATGATGTAATAGATGCTTATAACAAAGTCGCAGAATTTTTTGGCCGAGAAACAATAAAATTTAAACCTGGCGAAGCATTGCTCGGGCTGGGAAATGAATTTGCTGATGTAGCTCAAGGCATTAAAGAAGAAATATCTTCGATGTTAAACGGTCCACTTCCATCTGATTCAGTCATGCAATGGTTTGATGATGTCCAGTTAAAGGCCAGAGAAACCGCTGAAATTGTTGCAGCCAGCGTGCAAGGCGAAGGTGCGGATGGAGTGCCGATCAAGAAGTTAAGCATGATAGAAAAAGCCAGAATGGAAGGCGCTGAAAAGTTAGCCGATTTTGAAAAAATGACGGCTGAGGAAAAGACAAAGCACGTTATGGAGCAAATGGACACTGAGTTAGGGGCAGTTGCCCAAAATAGCAAGAAACTTTTTGCCATACAAAAAGCTATGCAAATCGGCCAGGCGATCATGAACACCTACACCGCCGCGACCAAGGCTCTGGCATCTTATCCGCCACCACTCGGCGCAATTTTTGCTGGCATTGCAATCGCATCTGGCATGGCACAAGTTGCTTCTATTCGGGCCCAATCATTTGAGGGCGGTGGCTTTACTGGCCATGGTGCTCGCGCTGGCGGTCTTGATGGAAAGGGTGGCTACATGGCCATGGTTCACCCAAACGAGTCTATAATCGATCACACGAAAGGCCAGAGCGGTGGTGTTACTATCATTAACAATATAGACGCATCTGGTGCTGGCCCAGAGGTTGATGTAAAGATTGAGCAAGCAATGAATCGATCAAGCGCAATGACTATCGCCAAGATTCAAGACCTGATGAGCAGGAGGCGATTCGCGTGACAACTTTTACATTTCCTAATATTACGCCAAGCTCAAATTCTTTTGAATTAGTTACTAATACCAAGAGTTTCAGATCTCCGCTGACTAACTCAGTTCAAACAGCTAGTAGAAAAGGCTCTTTGTGGAAAGTTAGTATGCAATTCAATAACTTAGGTGGCGCTGACAGAGCTTTGATGCAAGCATTTTTGGTAAAGCTAAACGGCCAAGAGCATAGGTTTACCGTTCAAGATCATTCGTTCGTAAGGCGAGGCGTTGGAACTGGAGTATTGACGGTTAACGGAGCTGGTCAAACTGGTAGAGTGCTTGTTTGCAGTACGACAGGATTGAGCATCACGAATTATGTCAGAATCGGAGATTACATAGCATTTAATGATGAGCTGCACATGGTTGTAACCGATGCAAGCTCAGATGGTGCTGGAAACATTTCTATAGAAATTGCACCTCCAATCCGAAAGCCAACGATAGACAATGACTCCATCAGTTATACTGCTCCAGTAAAAGGCGTATTTATGCTGTCATCTAATAGTGGGTGGAGCACTGATGTCAATCGCTTGTCATCGTTTTCAATTGATGCAATAGAGGATGTATTGGCATGAGCAGAGCATTTGGTGCTGCAAGCGCGGCAGCTTTTATTCAGCCTAATGTTTCGATTATTACATTTGTAATGCTCAATTTTGCGAGCGGCATTGTTCGAGTACACGATGGTCTTGGGACGTATACATGGGGCGACGAAGAGTGGCTTGGAGTGGGCAATTTGGGCAGCGTTGGGCAGCTTGAAGAAGGCGCAGATGTAAGCCCATATGGAATCACGTTATCTTTGTCAGCACTTGATGCTCAAGTTGCTGGAGTTGCATTGACAGAAGATTATTTTATGCGGCCAGTGTCAATATACATTGGCGCGTTATCTGCTGACGATGAATTGCTAAATAATCCGTTGCAAATGTGGTCTGGTCATATGGATGT